GCGCCTTTTGTAACTAGCTTGCTAGTCAACAATGATGAGCCAGGCAGGAAGTAATTACCTGCGACTACGGCAGCAGCTTCTAAGTTGTCTCGGATGTCAGCCCAATGAAAACCACTATTAAATAGACCTGTTTGACTTGCTGAACTAATTGGGGCAGCTTTACCTGAAGCATCCCAATTACCAATTAGGCGGTTATTAGCATCAGTCCATGTTGTAACTCGATTGTCGCCCTCGTAGCCTGTTAACTTACCACTGGCATCATAGTTGGCAAACACAGGAATGCCGTTAACCATTGTTGGCGTTGCAGATTTATAACCTAGAAGCTCACCCTCACCACTATCGCCACCATAACCCCGTTGCTCTTGCACACCTGCTGTATTGGCGTCTACCTGCTTTGGTTTGTTAATCTTCGATGTGTCTAGAGGAGTAATTAACTGCACCTGATAATCTTGAAGTTTACCCCCAAAAGAATCGTTAGCAGTAAACATCAACGGAGCAATAAGCTGTTGATATTGTTCAGGAGTTAAAGCAGCTTTATATTGGTCAAGTAAGCCACCAGGCATAGTTGCCGATTCAGCTAGTCCTTGATTTGGCGTAGGGGCAGCAGCGGATGCAGTTGGTTGCGCTCGTTGTTCAGTAGCGCCGTAAAGATTGTAGTGAGCAGCAGCAAACTGCTCAGGAGTTAATCCGTAAGTTTCTTGCTTATAAGCTGCTTCAACGTCTGGATTAGCCGTAAAGTAAGGAATAGCCATGTTTTATCCTGGTATTTCAATGTTGGAAGTAATGCCAGCGCCAACCTTCATTGCTTTCATTCGCGCTTCAGCCATGAATTCTTCTTCTTTCAACTGCATTGAGGCTGCGGCTTTCTCGCGCTCTAACTGGAGTTGTGCTGCGTTCTTCTCACGCATCAATTCCAACTCAGCGCCAGCTTTCTCACGCGCCAACTGAATGTCAGCCTGTGCCTTCATCTGCTGCGCTTGAATATCTGCCTGAGTTTTGGCCATGTAAGCCTGAACCTCTGGAGGCATTTGAGCCTCTTGCTGTGGTTGTGGCTGGCTCATTGCTTGGTCTTGCTCTGGGCTAATCGCTTTGTAGAACTCAGCAGAATCCTTAAATCCAGCAGCTTCCACCATGCGACCCAATGTGTTTCTGTACTGACCATAAGACACCAGCGGGTTAGTTGGCCCCATTGTCTGCAAGACTTGCTCTTGTTTGGTCAGAACCATACTTAACATGGCCATTTGCTCTTGGCGGTTACCAGCACCCAAGCCCACGTTAATGTCTGTGTCGTACTGATTCGACCATTCGCGGGGGTCAAACGTAACGTATTGGCCTCTCATTCGAACGATTCGTGCTTTGTCTTGGTACTTACAAAGTAGATGCAAGATGCCTTTAAACAAAGATTTCACGCCTGTTTCAGCAAAGATGCGAGCAATCATCTCAATCTTTCCTGCTGCGCTTTGTTGCATAGAAGCAACAGCAGTAGCCGTTACGTTTTGCAAGATAGATGCGTCTAAGCCTTGGCTTGCGTCTGTCACGCCTGTGCGCTTTTGTTGTACGCTGTCTATGTACTGAAGCATCGGGAAAGCCTGCGCCGCTACTGGTTGAACAACCAATTGCTGAACAGCGCCTTGAGACTTAATGCGAACCACGCCACCAGCCGTAGAGGTCAGCAGGTCATCTAAGTTAACTTGTCCGTCAACCGCAGTCACACGGGCGTTGTTTGTCAGGTAGAGGTTATCCAGAATCTGACGGGTGATAGTCGTCTTGATTAACTGTAAGTCCATCGTGCGGTCAGCGAGTGACTCACCAAAGAACTTATGCGGCGTTGGAATAGGGCAGAGTGAGTGGAACGGAATGTAATCTGTCTCCTCATCACTCAAGATTTCATTGGATGCGTAGAACACTTGGCGAAGCTCTGCAATACCGTCACCGTCAATATCTGCGGTGATGTAGCACTCAAAGACCTCGATGGTTTCCATTGATTCATCAATAGAGATACCGTCATCAGGGTTCTCACCTGGCGCTACACGAGCAAGGTACTCAGGCGAGTAAGTCAGCGAGTTAGACGCTTGTAGCCCTTCCACAACGTCTTTATCAAAGCCCATTGCAATCAAGTCGCTACGGGTAATCAGTCGGCGGTGCGCTACGAATGGCGAATCAGCAGGGCTTTTCTTGGCTCGTTTAGAGATCAAGAACTCCTCTGGCGGCACGTTCTCAATGACTACATGGCCAGATTTCTTTTTCTTTTGAACCGTTACGCTGTTGGATGAATACATCACAGGCATACCCATCTGGTCTAACACAGGGTTACCAGCAGGGTCGGTCATTTCATTCTCTACTACGTCCTTCTCCACGACTTCCATCGTTTCGTCAGACAGCAGCATGGCTAACTCGTCATCGGAAAGGTCACGATACTTTTCTTTAGTAACGTCTTCCTTGTCTTCCCAATACGCTTTAACTACTCCAACCTTTTGAAGGAGAGCGTCTTTAAACCAATCGTGCATGATGATGATGCCAGCGTTGTCACGCATGAACACCCAGTTGCAGTATTCGGTGGCTTGTTTAGCGCCAGCTTCATCTTGTGGGCCACGGGGGTCAAACCTGACAACTTCGTCTGAAGATGAAAAGATGCGAACCAATGAAGGCAAACAACCATCAACAGCCTCGGCCACTTCACCTGTGACGATAGCTGACTTACCTTCTACCTCGTTGCCCAAAGGCTGACGAAGGTAAAAAGATAATGCGTCAGTGCGCTGTTGGGTTGTTTCTGTCTCTAGGAAACCGATTGAGTTATCAATCTCCGAGTCCAGAATTGCTTTGAGTTTCTGTTGGCTCATCTTTAACCTTTGCTGGCCTGCCTAATTTTGGGCGTTGTTCCGATTGTAGCGCTTTTACCATATTTTCAAGCGCTTCGATTCTATTCTCTAAAGCGGCTATTTTGCGACTTCCTGCAATGTCGCCCTGTTTCATTATGTACATCAGATTACCCACTTTGCTGGTTTATTAACAGATCGTGTCCAACTTGAGCCTTCATCCATGCCAATGGCCAAGTACCTGAAAGCATCACTTGCATGGCTTGACCAATCATGTAAGGGTCTGTCAAAGAACACTTTGCGCTTGTCATCGTAGTCTCGGCGGTAGTTTCTCAAGCAATCCAAGCCTACCTTAACCTTGGGTACATTGAACCAGCATCTCGGTAAAAGCCGCCTTACAGCTTGAATACCGTCATCAATGCCCATTCTTGGCGCTACCCTGACGTTTAGACCTGCTTCTTGTAAGACCTCAAGGCGGCTCTTGCCTGACCCTAATTCCCTTACCTGTACGTCATGCGGCAGGATTTGCTCGGCTGTGTCCCAATGATTCTCTTTGAGCCAGGCTACATACTTATCCAGACCAACCCCGTTGTTCTCGTAATAGTCAATCAAGCGAATCTCTGAGCCTGCAATCTGCGCCACCCAAATGGCCGTACTGTCACCCATCCCCAAGTCCCAAGCTGTGATTGTTCGGCAAAGGTCGTCCCTTGGAATCTCTTGGATGTGATTCTTAGCCTCTAGGTCGTTCAGGATTGAACCATAGTAAGAACCTTCTACCGCAGCGTTAAACGAACACTCAAACTCTTGTAGGTACTTATCCTCACCCATCTCTGACTTGGCAGCGATCAACTCAGTCTCTGCAATTACGCTGGTTTGGCTGGCTTTGAACTCAAGCAAACCCCAACCATCTTCTGTCTCAGCTCTGTCTCTGAGTTCTTTGAAGTGGTTATGGCCTTTTGGAGTGCCGATAAATAAGCACCAGCCAAGGCGGTCTGCAAGGGCTGGTCGGACAATATCTGTCCAGATTTTAGGGTTTTGGTCGCCGATTTCATCAAGTATCACACCGTCAAAGTATTGCCCTCGCAGGCTGTCTGGGTTGTCTGAGCCGTATAGCTGAATCCTGCGCCCCATAAAGTCAACCCGCATTTCCGAGATGTTCTCAGTCCCACCCAAAGGTTTGACGTACTTCACAAGGTAATCCCACGCTACCCGCTTGGCTTGGCCGTATGTCGGTGCTATATACGCATACCTTGGCGCTTCCATCTTGTTTAGGATAGCCGCTTTGATTAAGTGATTGATGGCCGATACAGTCTTACCCATCCTTCGATGTGCCACCACTACCGTAAACCGTTTGTTGTCAATCAGGTCGTGAATCTTGGCCTGTTGTTCCCTTGGTGAGTAAGGAATGACTATTTTAGCCATGAAACCTTCAACTCAATAGGAGCGTCTGCGTCCCCTGCCAACTCAGTCCTTGCCAACTTAGGAATGTGATACTCAATTGCTCTGAGATAAAGGTCTGCTGCTTTTGCGGGGTCTGGCCTATTTCCACCTGCTCCCATAGCAACGTCATCAAGCCACGATTGCAGTTTATGGGCATTACCCTCTGCGAATAGCGCGATAGCCTCTCTAACGGCCGCTGTGGACTTATTAGGGCTACCCTTGGGGCGACCTGCTCCGTTATTCTCTAATTGTTTATTCATTTTGTTTACCAATTCCTTACGGCTCGTTGGTTTCGTTAATATAACTTTAGTTTACCACTTTGTTTTGTTTGCCCAATATGCTGCGCTCATCTTGCCTTTGGCAATGTTCTCTGCGTGTCTAGCTTTAAACGCTTCGTTTCTCTTAGAACCGTCTGGGCTTCCCTTGACTCCCTGTTGGCCAAAACGAATGAGCTTTACATCCTCACCACTCTTTGCAAGAACAGCATGGCTCTTAGTCGGATGATTTGGGGTTTTCTTAGGCTTGTTGTAGCCAGAGAATGATTCGGTTCCCCGCTTAATCATTTTTTAGCGGTCTTGGCAGCAGCTTTGAAAGCGGCAGCAGTCGGTGCGCCCTTTGTGCCAACCTTACGCATCTTCTCAGGCTTCTTGCCTGCGGCTTTTTGTGCCTCGATACGGTTACGTTTT